CGTGAGCGTGAATATCAATCGCGGTTAATTAGAAATGACCGCATTCGTCAACAAGCCCAAATGCCAGCACTTAAACAAATAAATGCTAATAATTTATTAAAACAAGATTCTGAAGCGGCTATTAGTGGAATTTTACAATCTAATCCAGAATTATTAAAAACTTTAGAAACTGGCACGGACTCTCAACAAGTTAATAAGGCTTACAAAAAATTTGTTGATGGAAATAGCGGTTTAGCCGATGCTTCAATATTAAGTCAATTTGTTACACAAGCTGACAAGGGCATGAAAGAGGCACAAGCGTTGCAATTTGAGCAACAAAGAAAGATGGCTTCTGATGCAACGGCATTTGCAAATGCTCAAGCTAGATTACTTTCTGCACAAAATGAAGCAAACAAACCTAAACCTTTTACAATACCAACAGAACTTGTACCAGAATATCAAAAACAAAATCCAAATGCTAAATTTACTCCTTTAGCGGGTGGTAAAGTGGTAGTTGATTCATTTGGTGGATCTGTTAGTGGCAGTGATGGCAAGCTCAGTGAATGGATGAGCAATGCTGACATTGAAAAAGTAGAAAGAGAAACTGGAGTAAAGTATGTTCGTTACCCTCAGGAGCAAAATGGAGTAATGGGAGCACGCTTAGGCAGGTCATTAGCCCCAAGCGAGCAACCAGTGCTCATGGATTTTGAAGAAAACACTGCTGAAGAGTTCCAAGAAAAAGCTAAAGAATGGCTTTCAGGTGATAATAGAATAACGGCTGATAGTAATTTAAAGGTTTACGAGCAAGCTCTAACAGCCCTAGAGTCAGGGGCTGTATTAACGGGTACTCTTGCTGAAAAAGTAACTGGTGTTTTAGATTTAATTGGAGCAGGTGATCCAATTCGGTCTTTCTTTAATCCAGATGGTGCAGATCAACTTGACAATATTCGGGGAGTTGTTTTCCAAGGCTTAAGAGCAACTCTTGGAGCACAATTTACTGAAAAAGAAGGTCTTCGTTTGGTTGCCGCAACTTATAATACAACACTAAGTCCTGAAGCAAATGCAAGACGTTTGCGGAGACTTGCTCAATTACTTAGAGATTCTATTGAATATAAGGATAAATTATCTGAACTTTCTTTAACAAGAGATGGAGTAATTAGTTTGGTAACGCAGGGCGGACCGAAAACTAAGAATTGGTTAAGTAGTCAAATAGATATAATGGAAGCAGAGTTTAACCAAGCTGATCTATTAGCTGGAGAAGGTGGAGATCTTACTCAAGGATTACCAAAACCTGCTATTGATATTCCTGAAGATGTTCAAAAAATAATGGATCAATATTAATGGATAATTTAAATGGCTTATATTCGGCTCTTAAATCGGCTCATAAGGCTGGTGACACAGAAAATGCTACTCGTCTTAAAGAAGAAATAGAAAGACAAAAGGCGGTCGCGGAGTTATATAAAATTAACAGTAAATCTCAGGCAATTGCTAATCTTACATTTGGAAACCCATATCCAAAAAAGACGAAAGTGGGAAAACCTCCTCCCTCTATTCCAGTTATGGGTGTTCAACCTATACCTGTTAAAAAAACTCCTTTAACTACGTTGACTCCTCAACAATGGTATAAGAATTTTTATGAGCATAATCTGTCTGTTATTTTACAGGACGATAATGCTGGTTTTAATTTTGAAGAAGGCTTGTCGGACGAACCTAAACGGATAGATCCAGTTAGCTCTAAACCTAAAGATGGATTTTTTGCAAAAATGCTTACTGATTTTGCATCTGCACCCGAATATAGTCCTACAACTGGAATTGCACCATCTAGCGTAAATCCAAGGGCTGAAATATCTGATCGTGCCGCTTATGGAATGATGCCTACTCGTGCTACACAAATGGCTTGGTTAAGGCAAGAATTTGGTGAAGAAAATGTTAAATTTTATCAAACACCTAATCATGACTTGTTTTTGTGGAGAAGAAATAAAGAGGATTCTTGGAAAATGCCAGAACCTCTTGAAACAATTGATTTTGCTGATTTTTCAAGTGATTTGGCTGGAGAAATAATACCTACAGTTACCTCTACTGCGGGAGGTCTACTTGCTATTCCTTCGGGACCCCTTGGTGTTTCAATTGGTGCAGGACTAGGGCAAGGCGTAGGTCGTGCTGGTCAAGAATATCTTATAGAAAAAACTTTACTAGGCGAAGCGGACGTTAATCGCATTATGACAAAAGCGTCAATAGAAGCTGTATTGACTACTGGAGTTGATTTTGGTTTTCAATATGTTCCTAATTTGTTTTTTAGAAGTATTTTAGGTCGGGAAGGAACTGATATTTTTGCTGAAGAAATGACTCGTTATAATTTAATCGCGTCACAAAGACAAGGAGAAGGTGTTTATACACCACAATTTTTGCAACAAGGTGGCGATGTAGCTCAAAATACTTTAAGAATAGAAAGTAGATTTCCAGATCGTACCATATCAAGAGAGTTAGACATAAAAAGAACTCAAGCAGGAGAAACCTTTGAAGGTATTTTTAATCCAGCAGGCACCGACCAAGCATTAAATGATGAAGCATTTCGGGGAACTCTTGAGCGTATTAAAAATAATTTAAGGGCTCAAAGGCAAGAAATGCAAAATCGTTTAAATGCGTTAAAACAAGAAGAGGATTTAATAAAAGCAAGATCAGGCGATACTAAGTCATTAAAAATACAAGCAGAAGAAGAAGCTCTTAAAATTTTTAATGAACAAATAAAATTATATGAGCGTAATGTATTAGCTTCTCGTAATGTTTCACCAGCCGAGGCAGGAAATTCTCTTCGCAATGATCTTGCCAATATGTTCGCTGATGTAGACGTAGCGAAAAGCAGAATGTTTGAAGAGGCTTACGAGGGTCTTACTGGTGTTTCAGCACCTCTTGAGGATCTTCAAGCAGTGTTTTCTCGTCATAGTAATGAATTATTAAATGACGTTGAATTTGATGCACTACAAATCTTAAATGCTAACGCCCGAAAAACTTCGCAAGGAGTTATTCGTAGTTTGGATCAATTGCAATTTAATGATGGTTCTATTGATTTTAAATCATTAAATGAAATTATTCAAAAGATTGAAGAAAAAACAAGGCGTGGCAATTTTGCAAAAGGCTTTGAAGCAAATCAATATACTGCTTTAGCAAATGATCTTCGCACATTGCGAACTGAAATGCTAGACACTGCTGATCCAATAGCTAAAGAAAGATTTAATAATGCTAATGCTTATTTTAAGGATACATACTTAAGGTATATTGGCGGTGATATTGGATCAATGTTAAAGGCACGGAAAGGTAGCTCTTATAATGATGCGTTAGCCGCACGAAAATCACCAGTTGAATTCCAAGTTACCAATGACGTAAACCCTAACTATGTAAAGGGAAGTGGTGATCGCCGAATAAGGGGTTACAAGGTAAAAACTAAGGATGGCAATGACTACTACATTGAGCCAGATCCAAACAATCCTGATCCTCAGTTTAGATTTAAAGTTTACCCTCAAGATCGTAATGGTAACCCCAATTTAGACGAGCTTGTAGCTACTTACAGGACTAAGACTGATGCGGTAAACTCCTTAGAGCAAATAGAGCCACCCGACATCGGAACTTTCTTGCCTGATTTTGATACTCAGGACGATGTAATAACTGGAATGATTCTAAAAAACAGTGGAACTGCCCAAGATTTCTTAGAACTATCTGGAAACAATGCACAAACTAGAAATTTGTTGCGTGATGCTTGGTTGCAAAGCAAGGGATTATATGCGGGAGAACCAATTAACCTTGATAGAATTTTAAAAATGTCACCTGTGGACATGGATATGGTTCGTGTACTATATCCAGAAGGTCAAAGACCATCACCACAAGCAGGTGTTGCTGGATGGAACGATAAGGTTGCACTTTTTGAAAAGCTAAAAAAGGTAGCTAAAGATAAAGATAAAAATATAGCTAAGATTTCATCGCAAACATTTGACCGAATTTTTAAAACCAATTCAAAAAGGGAACTTGCGGAACTTGAAAGGATTGCAATACAAGAGGGTGAAGTAGCCGAGGAAATGGCAAAACAATCTCAGACCATGGTGAAGATGGCTACCGAAGGCAGAATTCCTTTGCCTAAAAACCGTGTTGAAATGACAACATTTTTGGAGGGGGTTATGCGTTCTACCCCCGAAGAGCAAAGAAAATTCGTAGCCTTATTTGGTACTGACCCTGATTCTCCTGCCCTCCTGGAGTTGCAAGGTGCGGTTTTCCATGAGTTAGTTCGTAGAACAAAGGTTCAAGGAAAATTAGTTACTCCAGCAAGTCCCAAAGATAATGTCCTATGGGATCCGTTTGTAATGGCGGATGAACTGGAGTCCTCCAAGGAGCTTTTATTGGCTTTATTGGGGCGTGAGGCGTATGCAAACGTAGTTACTAGTAACAAGGTATTAATGAACTTAACTAGACCCACCTTGGATGAAGCTGGAAAACAAATGGTTCCTCGTGTCGCCGCGACTGGCGGCGGGTTGAGGATTTGGTTTGGAAATGTCGCCGCACCCGTTACCGATAGACTCGGTTCAATGGTTCTTACTATGCAGTCAAGGTTCCCCATAACAAAACAAGTCATAAGTGCAAAACAGTACGACAAGTATCAAAATGCTCTTTTGAAAACTATACTGCTCGGCAGAAGGGGTCACGAACTTATGGATAGTGAAGTGCAGGATTCTCCCGAAATGATGAAGTTTGTGCAAGACCAACTGCAAGGGATTAAGGACGAAGCTAATCTATTAAGACCAGAAGCGTTTCCAGACCCCATTGAAGTTCAATAAAAAACCCTACCCCCAAAAAGGGAGCAGGGTTTCCAAAGGGGGTAAACGGAGAGAAAAGAAACGAACTCTCTGTTGGCGATTACTCAACCAACTTCCCTTTGACGATTTATATTATATCTTGATGGTCAATATTGATTAGTCAAGGTATAACATAAAGTTTTTAGGGGTACCCACTTTTTAGTGAAATCTACCCACACAATGATAGTGTTTAAAAATACAACCGATGTCCCGCTCGCCTTCACGATTCTTAGCAATCTTATAGACTAGCTCAGTATAAGCACCCCTGCTATCTATGCCCTTAGAAGATTCGGTATCTCCCCTAGCGGGATACATCAGAAGGACGACATCCGCATCGTTTTCAATGTCCCCCGAATCCTTTAGATCGTACAAGCTAAGTCCACCCTCCCTTTTAGCACCTTCACGATTGACTTGAGCAAGCAATATTACCGCTACGTCTAGCTCCAAAGCCATTTGCTTGATTCTGTGGGATATACTGGCTATGCCTTCGGCTTTGCTCATACGGGACGAATTAAAGGGTATTAACTGCAAGTAATCAATTACTACAAGTTTTACTCCCATCTTCTTAACTAGGCTCCTAGCTTGTCCTGCTAGGTCGTCCGCACTTTTTACTGTGTGAATAGTATAAATTGGCAATTCGGCAAGCTCCTCATTGTGC